AAAATTGTCGATGCGATTTTGGAAGAGCTAGCTCCTGGAGAAGCTGTAACTTCCGAACAACTTGCTGAAGCTGGTCTTAGCTACGAAGACTTGCCTCCAGAAACTCCAGTTGAAACAAGAACTGATGAAGATGGCAACCCAGTTATAATAACTGCAGAGGTTGCTGCCGCACTCACTTTGTTGGAAAACCCAGCCGAGTTGTTAGGTGCGGTATTTACAGACCCAGCTAAAGCTCTAACTGCTCTCGCCAATATCGGTGCAGACATGAGCCCAGAAGAGCGCGAAGAAGCAGAGAAGATGGTTGTGGCAACTGTTGTTGCTGCAGGAGCTGCAATTAATGCAGCAGCCGCTGCCGCTGCTGGCGCTGCTGGAGGGTCTTCTTCTGGTGGAGGCTCATCATCCCCCCGAGGCGGAGGAGATGGTGGTGCACCTGTTGGAAAAGAAGGTGGCACTCGTGGTCGCAAACCTAAAAACACGAAAAAACCAAGAACTAAAACAACTCGAACAAGGAAGGTGAAATAATGAAAGACTTTTTCCGAGATGTATTAGACCAACTTTGGACCCTTCTAGGCATGTTCGTTGCTTGGATTGTTCTTGATGGTTCTGCAAAGACCGTAGTTGGCTATGCAATCCTCTGGTCAATAGTCGTTTGGCTCCTAACATACCCAATTAGGAATCCAAAAGATCAGGAAGATTAAATTCTCTTCTAAGCGTTGACTTTAGCGTCTGTCTATGATAAGTTCTATAACGGACACGCGCTGGACTCAACGACAAAGATGGAGAGAAACATGAGTCAACAGCTTGTAGAAGAGTACGCCTCAAAGATTGAGCCTCTTCTGCCATTGGCAAAGAAAGCATACGGCTCTAAGAGCCAGAACACACCAGCCCACGAAGCAAGTCGTGAATATACTCGACTTCTCTCTGAGTTTCAGAGCAAAGGTGGGAGTCTTCCAATGCTTGCTAAGCGGCTCAATGTTGCATACGCAGGCGTTCGTCGTCGTGTTGTGATGAGCGAAGTAACTGTTTCAGCAGTTCGTCCTAAGACTCGTCTTAAGGAACAGGACATTCAATCTTCTGCTAAGCGAGTTCTCGCTGCAAAGGAAAAGGATGTTGATTCCTACCACGACCAGCTAGCTGAGGAATATAAGAACGGAATTTCTCTTTCAAATCTTGCAAAGGAAATGAATCTGAGTTCTGCTGCCCCGCTGTACTATGGGGTTCAGAGAAGTCTTCAGCGCAATCAGTAAAAGGAATTCACATGGGTAAGAGCTTGATGGAGCAGATTGCTCGCTTACCCAAAGAAGAGCAAATGGCTGCTTTGGCTGGCCTCAACATGGAAGTAGTCCAATGGGACTGGTCCATGTGGGCTAGACCAGAGCAACGTCCACCAGACTCGACAGATTGGAGCATTTGGCTCTATCTGGCGGGGCGCGGTGCGGGCAAGACACGCAGCGCTGCGGAGTGGGTCCGGGAAAAGGCTAAATACACCAACCAAGGACAGCTTCGATTCGCTCTGGTTGCCCGCACCGCAGCTGACGTTCGTGACGTTATTGTTGAAGGTGAATCGGGAATTATGAATGTCTCGCCACCAAGCGAGCGTCCGCATTATGAACCTTCAAAACGAAGACTTACATGGCCTAACGGCAATACCGCAACTTTGTTTACCGCTGATGAACCAGATGGTCTTCGTGGTCCTCAATGTCATTACGCATGGGCAGATGAGTTAGCCGCATGGCGTCAAACACCAGATGCTGCAGGAATGACATCTTGGGACAACCTTCGAGTTTCAGCTCGTCTTGGTGCACATCCGCAAATTATTGCAACTACAACACCAAAGCGTGTTCCGATTTTGTATCAACTTATTGAAGAAGCAAAATCTGGTCGAGTGATTGTTTCTAAAGGTTCAACACTTGATAACGCAGGAAACTTGTCTGAGGCTTATCTTCAAGCAATTACTGGAGTGTATGAAGGCACTCGTCTTGCCGCACAAGAACTTTATGGCGAGATGCTTGATGATGTTGAAGGTGCTTTGTGGGTTATGGAGATGATTGAAAAGTCTCGACAAGGAATTCTTCCTCCTCAAGCACCACTAAGGTGTATTGGAGTTGATCCATCAGTAGCTGAGAATCCGAGGGATGAATGTGGAATTGTGGTATGCGCTTCTACTGCCGATAGGGATTTGTATAAACGTCATGCTTGGGTCTTGGAAGACGCGACAGTACACGGGTCGCCAGAAGTCTGGGCAAGCAAAGTCGTTGAAATGGCAAGACGATGGGGAGCACCAGTAGTTGCTGAAGTAAACCAAGGTGGTGCTTTGGTTAGAAGTGCAATTAACTCAATTGACCCAAATGTCAAAGTCTTGGAAGTGCATTCAAAACACGGTAAAGCACTTCGCGCTGAGCCAATCGTTCTTGCTTATGAGCAAGAGCGTGTTCATCACATAGGTTATCTAGCGGAGCTTGAGTCTCAGATGACTTCTTGGATTCCAGAAGAGACCAAAAAATCTCCAGACCGCGTTGATGCATTAGTTCATGCAATGACCGCACTCCTCGTAAAACCACCTGCTGGTTTTGTAGGAGGAAAGCTTACTGCTAAGTCACCAGCTTCTAGAAGGCTTCCTTCTCATCGCCCAAAGAGCGGTGGGGGAGGAAAGGTATTTACTGCTCGTTAACGAGCGAACCTCATTGCGTTGCCCCAGTCAATGTCCTGCGACTGTACAACTCTAGGAATCAAAACACGGTCGTGGACAACAGCCCTTGAACCAGTTCCTTCAACTTCAATATTTCGCTCGACAAGCTTTCTGTGAAAAGCAATTTGCGTCATAGGACGCTCACCACGTTCATCAGACCAGACTCGATAAACACCGTATAGGTCTTTAACGCGAGTTGATGCTCCCTCACTCTCTTGAGTTTCTTCACTCAAGAAAATACCAATTCGGTCTTCATTCTTTCGATAAACATCTGCAGATTCTGCAACCTGTGAACACCAACCAAGAGCATCACGAGCTGAGGAACCAAGAACTTTGATAGCTCCTTCTACTGCCCAAGATAGGACTGCTGGCAAAGCACCCTCTGGATCAAAAATGTAATCCTTTAGTTCTGGGTCTGGATTTTCAGGAACACGCAAGAATGGGATTGGTCGGATACGACGCCACATTGCATCATCAGTAATGATTGGTCTGTGGTTAGTTGAGACCCAAAGCTTTGCTTGTGATTGGAATGTAAATGGTTGTTCTCCTGGAGAACGAGCAGAAATTTCAGAAGAACCAGTGAGCTTCTTAACTGAGTTTTCTTTCATGCGTTCTGAGTCTGGAAGCTCGTCAACCCAAACAACGCGACGACCACGAAGTTGAGCCCAGTGATACAAATCAGAACCGTGTGCTTGACCATCACCTTGAGCAAGAACACTCGAATCAAGAGGCCATGCGTACTGAGCAGTTCCCAAAGCTTTTACTAGTGCTTCAACGAATGTGTTCTTACCTGAACCAGCAGGACCATAAACCAAAAACATAAGGTCGTACTTGCTTGAGCCAGTTAAGGAATACCCAGCAGCTCTCTGAAGCCAGTCTTGGAATTCTTTATCTCCGCCAGTAGCAAACTCAATAAATTGTTCCCAGCGGACGTTTCTATGTCCACGGGTATATGCAACTGGAGCACGCCTTGTGATGTGTAAGTCTGGACGACCTTTTAGAAGTTCTCCAGTCTTCAAATCGATTACTCCATTAAGGACACCAAGAAGATTTTCGTCGTTATCCCAAATTTCAACTGGAACTTCAACACGAGGGTCTGACTTAGCACTTTCAATAGCTCCACGAAGTCTGCCGTTTGAGCGAGACTGGTGAGCCCAACGAATTACATCAGCGTGCTGTGATTCTGGATAGTTAGCAACTTCTGAAGAAATGATTGGAGCAATTTTCTTGGCAAGCTCTTGTACTTCTAAATCTTCACGGTCTGGTTTCCAATATCCTTCTTTCCAAACAAACCAGCCAAGCCCCGTTGTGTAGCGAATTCCAGCTCCAAAAGTGTCAACCAAACGACGACCATTACCAGTATCAGAAAGAGAACGACGACCCTCATCACCACCATCTTGAGGATTAAGAGCATCTGGGTCTTTTGGAACATCCATGTTCGAGATAGATGTTGCGTCGTGGATTGAATCTCCATCTTCAATGGCAGACATGACAGAGCCACGAATAGTTCCAGGGTAATAGTTTTCTGTTTGCGGTTGAACTACACCAAGAAGAGGAGTTTGTTCTTGAGGTTGAGGAGCAAGCTTTTGCGCCCTGCTCTTCATCCACTCTGCTGTTTCTGGGGAAATCAAACCAATCTTTGGATTGGAAGCAACAAAGTCGATAGCACGATGCACATGATGAAGAAGACCGTTTGTTCCTTCAATAGGAAGAGGTGGCATGACTTTTGTAGCGTTGAATC